AGTACTTTTCCCCGTCTGACGAGGCATCTTACAAATGTTAAAACGATTATTATGAAAATTTTCAATCAGTTTTTCTTGAAATGGATACATTTCAAATGGAACAAGACCATGATCGAGAGAAACAATTTTGATGTAGTTTCTAGCAAAATATACTGGATCTTCTTTACATTTTAAAAACTCAATAACTTGCTTTTCTGTAAACTCAATAGGGGTATTTGCTTTTTTGAGTAGAGGATTACCCAAATAGATATTATCAGACATAATATATCTCCTTTAATCTTCAACAAATATAATACCAGCATCAACTCTGTTTATCTGTCCAGAAGAACTGATTGCTAGTGCAAGTCTTGTTTTTGGTGGTAGTGCAATTCTTAAGTCTGAAATATCAATAGTCTGTGGAGCACCAGATGCAATAGCAAAGACTGCAAGTGGAGTTCCAGATACTGTTGTTTCAGTTGTCGAATATGCCGAAGCATTACCAATTTTTATAAAAGTTGGAGTTGATGTATAAGTTGGTTCAAGATACAAATATACCAAACTTGGAGCACCACCGGTCACAGTAGCACCACAAGTTAGTTTTTTAACTATGATTTCTCTAGCATTAATTTTATTATTTGATGTAATATTACCTTTAATTGAAAGTAAATGAGTAAGTGTATCTGATGCAATTGAAGTAGACCTTGAAACAGATGCTGCGACTGGGTAATCTGTTGGAGAAATAAGACCCTCAATCGCACCCAACATAGATGCACCAGAAACTGTTACACCTAATCCAGTATTACCAGAAAGTTCTGCAGCAACATATCCAATCTTTAGTGATGGATTATCCAAATGAACATTAGTATTTTGATTACTAAAATGTTCATGATGAATAAAAATCATATCACCGTTAGTTGGATTTTCCATTGCATAACGCATCTCACCCGCACCCAACCAACGGAAGTTGATTTGGAATACATTGAGAGTTTGTGGATTTAGAGTTACCAAAGAAGGATTAGTTGTTCCTCCAACTCCAGTGAGATTATCAAGATTCCAGTCTTCCTGATAAATCCAGTTCTCAGTTTGATTTACACCTGTTTGTGCTGTAGTTGATGTTGCTACGAGTGTTCCATTACTCGTCATAGAAAATGTCCCACTCTTGGGTCCAAGACTATTTGACAGGAACATTACTTCATTACTTCTGTAATCAACTGTCCATCCTGGAAATGTTTGTGTTCCTATTCCCGCAGCATTATCAAAAGTAGTTGTTCCAGCACCAATACTTACAGTCGTTGCAGTTCCTGCAAGAGTAACTGTGATATTTTCTGTTCCTGATGCTTTAGTATTAATAGTAAATCTGTGGAGATGTGCTTTACCTCCATTTGCACGAACAATACCAAACTTGCCATCAGTGTTGAAACCAATCTGAAGTGCTTGTTCTTGTGTAAAGAATCCTGCTCTTTGTGTATAACCCGTTCTTCCAACATCAAACTTTGCAGTAAATCTTGCAAGAGCACCTTGTCCTGGACGATATCTTACAGTTTTCTTAGAACGAATAACTCCATAACCATAAGCACCTGTTCCTGTTGATGTAACCATCAAGGTGTTAGATGTTGTAATACCAGTAGAAAATTCATATCTTTCAAATTTATTTGGATCAAATCCATAGAGTGCATCCAATTGAACCACTGGTGTTGGAGTGACTGTGAGCAGTTCTCCAAATGCACTTCTGGATGATGCGCCATCATTCAGTATATTTCCATACTGGTCAGCACGGAGATAAACCTCGTGCAGACTTCTTTCTTGGTTTAGATAATCTTGTGTAGTTTTATTCCATTGTGCCATTAATCAATCACTCCAAGATAATCTTTCTGGTCTGTATCTTTCTGCGTTTTTAACTTTTAAAGAATTTGATGTTGAAGGGTAAATATTATGAACAATTGCACCAGGATACTCTCCTTGTAGTTGTTCAGCAAGTTCATTTTTGCTCATCATTTTCCCTTCAAGTTCCATACGATATAATCTTCCTTGCCAGACTACATCTGCAAGAAAAGATTCTGTTGCTGTCTCTGGTTGGGATGCATTCATATAAAGATTTCCGTTGAAATCTCCTGCAATATTGATGCTTTCGGAAATAAACTGTTGAAAGGATTTCATTTTAGTTACAGTTCCAACGACGAAGTGCTTTGTTAATTCTTGAATCTGGATCTCTTGCAGTTTTTGTGGAAGTCAGTTTTGATTTCATTCCGGACATACGACGACAGAATGAAGCACGACGTTTTGCTCTTTTACCTTTTGGTTTCTTTTCAGTTACTGCAGTTTGTAATTTTGAACCAGGATTCTCACGCCGATAAGCATTAACTGCTTTTTGACTTAATCCATCAGTTTTGTCTTGACGGTTGACTTTCTGCCAATCTTCAGATAAACCAAAATCTGCTCTCCAGTTTGAATATTCATAAGAATCTGCTAAGGGAAGATCTTTAGATTTTGGATATAATTTTGAAGCAGATTTTAAAACTTTAATTTTAAGTTGTGGGTTTTTAGTTGCCATTGCAGAATTAACTCTTCTTGAAAAAGATTCATAGTCTGCAGGTTTAACTTGTTCCTTCATCTCTCCACTATCAATATAATCTGCTGCGGAATCAATATAGTCTGCTGCTTTAGTAATCTTTGATTGAACCCATGCTTCTATATTTCCCTCACCCTTTTTCATTTTATTTCTTAATCTTTTTGCTGCACTAATGATCGTAGAAAGTTCAGAACGTGCCATTGAGTATTCATGATCTTTTGACTCTGGCATGTTACCTGGATGAACTGTTGCAATATTATATTTTAATTGATTAGTTGTTAATTGTGAAGGAATTGAAAACATTTCCCAATATTTTGCGCCATATCTACATTCACTAGGAGTTTCATCTTTTTTACATTTTGGGCAATATCTAACCATTTCTGCTTCTTCATTTGCTTTTACACAATTATTATATGTCTTACCAAACATCTTTTTAGTACCTTTCTTTTCGTAACCAGGCCAACATTTTTGTCCTTCATCAATTGAAATCTCTTCTGATTTTGTTCCCCAACTGTCTGCACCAACTTTACGACACTTTACTAGTGCTCCAGAAGCATATGCACTTGGCCAAATTTTGTATCTACTTTTTACTTTATGATAACAAGCATCTTTTTCACCTTTTTTTTCTTGAATGTATTCCTCTTGTGTCACAATTTTTGCAGCTCCTGATCTATCTGGATTTGGATCTTCTCTACGTTTTTTAGCAGCTCTTTTATTTCTTTCATCTTTACTTAATGCAGAACGATCATCTGGATCTCTGCAGTATGGTTTAGTTGTTTGTCCTGGTTGTTTTGCACATGGCTTACCATCATACTTTCCGCCAGTTTGAACCCAACCACCATCATCAAACCACTTATCTAACCTGCCTTTATAATCCTTTGCTTTAATTCCATCAGTTGCTTCTTTCACATCTCTAAACTTTTTATGTTCTTTTTTGGCAGATGCTTCCATTTTTTTCAAACGAGTATAATAATCTGGAATTTCGTCCAGGTGCTGAATAGCAATTTCTCTGGCAAGTTCATGGTTATTAGTGTGTTCATGTTCAATTGGTTCTCCCATTTTTAATTGCTTTTCAATAAAAGAAACTTCCAAACGATGCTTCTTTGCAATTTCTTCAACAGTTTTAAATGGTTTAAGTTGCTCTTTCAATCTTTTTTTACGACCTTGACAATGTGCTTTCTGAGAAAATCCTTTCGGATTATCACAATCAATAGATTTTTTATATTTCTCAGACCAACTCATTTTAGAAAAAAAAACTATTCTTTATTATTTAGAAAACCTTGCTTGAGTAACTTAGATAATTCTGAAGTAGATCCAACAAAAACAGCATTGTTTGTTACATTATTAGTTGTTTTAACAGCATCATCCTCAACATCCTTTAATTTTTTCTGCAAGTCAATGAGTTTATCTGTTACATCACCGACACTTTTAATTAATTGCCCTGCAACTTCATATGCTCTAGGACTTCCACCTTCACCAGCAAGTTCCATTATTCCATTGATTGCTTCTTGACCTTTTTCAATCAGTGAATATAAATTTGCTCTTGTATATTCATAGTCTTTTTGAATATCCTCACTTTTTAGTGGTTGAATATTCAAATTTTCCTTTATTTTCTCCACTTCAACAATATTACTTTCAATATTGAGGGCAGAATCTAAATTTTCATAATTATTTGTCATAATTTATCAAATATCCCTTTGTTGAGTTGGACTGTAAGATTTAGAATCATTGAAAGTTTCCCAAGATTCATTAAATCCAAAATCATCATCTGGATCAGCATCAATAGGATCTGGAGTTACTGTATATCTCATTTCTCTCTTAGCAGTCGCAACATCAGTCGAATTATAGTAATCAACTTGAACTTTACGAATAAGCCCATCTGTAGTCTCTGCAATAGGACCAAATAGATATGTTTTTGCTGTAAAATTGAGAGTATAAATTAGTGCTCTTCTAGTAGTAAAATCTCCCTCATAATCATCTTTGAATGAAATACTGTCTAATACAATAGGAATATCTTTTTTTTCTCCAATAGAACTTATTAAGTCAATTGTTAAATTAAATGATGGTTGAAAATATGGTAGTATTTGCTCAATAATTTGTAAAACATCATCATTTAACTTAGAAAAAATACTTAATTGAAATCCAATATTGTAAGGCACTGGCATAAAAACTTTTTTCAAATTAGTGCCATCAGATGTTTTAAATGTCTGAGTAACTCCTGCTTTTCTTGTAGAATCATATTGAATTGATGTCATTTCAAAAGACATTCTTGGCATTGTTATGGCGATAGGTTTATTCAATTGTGCTTGTTGCTCAATTTTTGCCAAGAATTTTTGCATAGGACCATAGGCAATACCCACCTTTGTTTCATCGACAATATCTCCACTACTATTCTCATGCCTAATGTAAATATTATTGAATAGTGTGCCAAAAGCAATAATTGTCTTTCTTATAATTTCGTGATAAAAGTAGGTGCCTAACATTAGTAATCTCCGAATGGATTAGATTCTGAAAAATCAATTATAGAATCTGCCGCTATTTGAATTTCTTCATTCGAATCATATGAATTATTGTAACTATTTGTATCATATGATTGTATTATATATCTTGATGAAGATATTGTTCCAACTAAAACTTCACCGGGATAAAATTTTCCATTATTTATTGATACTTGTAATTCTATTGGAGGATTGTTTTCACTAATATCGAATCTCTTAACAAACTTTTTAACCCTTGCTTCAGTGTCGGAAGTATCACCAACAACAAGTTCATTGTATAGATAAGTTCCAATTCCCGTAGTTGAAACTGTGGAAAATCCTATGGTAGGTGCTTCGGTGTAACCATAACCAGCATTAACTATTCTAATTTCAGATACTCTATAATCAGTATCTATTAGTGCTATAGCAGTTGCAGTTTCACCTACTCCAGTTGGGGGAGAAATTATAACTTGAGGTATGGTAGAGTAACCACTACCACTATCACTTATTGTAATAGAAGAAACTCCAAAAGTTGTTGCTCCTATAGAGCAAGTAGCAGCAGCTCCTGTTCCACCACCGCCAGTTATTGATATGGTTGGTGGAGACACATAACCACTTCCGGCGTTTATCAAAACTATTTTTTCAACAGATTTCACTCCAGAAACACTAGTTGTTATTGCAACTGCAGTAGCTCTAGTACCGGATTCTGGGGGAGAAATAGTTACAGTAGGTGTACTTGAATATCCACTTCCATCATTATTTAAAAATATCTCTTTAACATATCCACTACTTATACCGGCAGTAGCAGTAGCAGTTATAGCAAGACCAACTAAATTGATCGTGGTAATATATCCCTCATTATCGACTGTTTTATCCACTTCTTCCACTGAAGTATCTATGAGTTCATTTTCATATTCATATAATTCACAACTTAATTCGTAAATATAATTTTTCCCCAATTGATAAAAAGGTCTCTCAAACTCAACATGTTTTATTTCAAATAATCTTTGCCCTAATGGAAAATAAATTAAATCACCTTCCTTTGGTCTACTAATTAAATTTCCAAATGTATAGTCTTTGACTATACCATCACCTGGAGACAAACCTTCTAAAAATGGAACAATAAATTCCTCAAATCTTTCTCTAGAGATTGTTAAATTTATTTCATTTTTTAAATTTATTCCAAATTTTGACATAATATCAACACCTGGAGCATATCCATCATAATTGTTTAGATATGCTTCTAATAAAAAACTGTCATCAAACTTTGATGACTGAACTTCTCTAATAATATTATCACTTTTGAAAAATTTTCTTGGTAAATAATACACTTCAATTCCATAAATTCGCAACTGTTCATTGATTAAATCTTGAATCAAAAATTGCTCATTATTGGATCCTTGAAGAAAAAAAGGATTTAATGTCATAATTATCCTATGAAATCGTATGGTGGTAATTCATAATCAGTAGTCATTCTCTGCTTAATACTTTCAAGTTCTTTCTCTGCATCGTCATAAAGTTGTCTTCCATTTAATTCAATACCGCCAGGAAGTTTTACTCCTTGGAATTTGATGAGATTTTGTCCCCATTGCCTTTTAATTAAAGATGTCAAATATTGCTTGAGAAAACTGTCATTGTATACATTAGTGTATGTATTTGGATCTAAAATCCTATAGCAATCAATTACAAAATAAGTATTTAAAGAAATTGCACTCCAATCAATATCAAGATATAATCTATCTTGTCTTTTGTTATATCTTATTTGCTTATCTGGAGTAAGGAGAAAATCAATATCTTCTAGATATGTTTTAACCATAGCGTATTGTAATAATTCAACTGAGTTGAAATAATATAAATCATTTAGAAAAAGTTGATACTTTATACTGAACATTCCACCAGATATCGAACTAGTGTCAAATTTAAATATTTTTTCTATACCAATAACAGAGTCTGGAACTTGAATAAAGTTAGAAGTTTCATAAAAAGATGATGTCACTTCCCCATATCCACTAATATTTGTAGATGTTGCTGTAGTAGTAACAATTCCAACACCATTAGTATTTTTAGCTCTTCCTCTATCTAAATCATTTTGACTAATTTTATATTTCAAAAACATTCGTTCAACACCGTCAAAATGTCTCTCTTGAAAGTATTGAAGGGCATCATCGACTAAATCATCAATCTGGTCATCATCCACGTTAATTTCTAACACTGGAGCACCTAGTCTCCTTAAGCAATAGTCTATTAGTTGTTGTCTACTTGCTGGTTTTGCCATTAAAATTCTCCTCCGTCTATAATTGAAGACCAGACAGGAATTCCATCACTATCTGTTGTAAAAATATAATTACTTACTAATAAATCAAGTTCTGTACTAGAAGCCCCTATTAATCTTCCCACATCATTAAAATATGCCACTCCATTTGGACCATCGTAATGTGGTAAATCATAATAAATTCCATTAGTTACTGTCATAGCCCCACTAACATTTACATTATTTTGAAATGTCGATATACCAGTAACTAATAAATTTTTTGTTGTAGTAAGACCTGTTACACCTAAAGTTCCTAAAGTTGTTATACCAGTAGAATTAAAGTCTCCACCTACAGTTAATCCATTTAGGATGTTAACGGCGGCATTAATGTCTAAATCTGATGAAAATGTTGAAATTCCAGTAATTGTAATATCACCAGCAACATTTAAATTTTCACCAATTCCAACTCCACCTGAGACAATTAATGCTCCATTTGTAGGTAGTGTGGAGTTAGTAGTATTGTCAAAATATGCAATACCTTTAACAGTTGTGCTCGACGAATCGATCACACTGGTCATAATAAATTTTTCTGTAGGAAGATCCCAAACTAAAATCATTCCATCTACAGTTTTAAGTGTAGATTCTACATCAGATAAGTTGATTAACTTTGTTGTTTGTGCTGTTGCATTAGATAAAACTTGAATTACATTCTGAGAACCAACTCTAGATTTTATTGTAGGTCCAGCACCAACTTTAGCTTTTATGTTTGCCATTATGTGGTTACTCCGGGACGCACTAACGCAGAACCTTCTACAGCCTTATAATCTTTACCATCATCAATAATTTTAATATCATAAACATGTCTTCCCGGCTTTAATTCTGCAGTCTGTGCGGATGTTAGTGATATTGAGATAATTCCCTGTGCAGGATTAGTAATCGATGATGCAAATGAAACTGAGGATGAACTGGTATATGTTTTCTTCAGGGTAGCTTCAATTGATACATTAGTTAATATTAAAGGTTCATTAGTTCTAGTATCCTCTAACTCTATAGAGGTTTCAAAAGAGTATCCTTGCTCTATGACTATATTGGATACATAAACTGCCATTATTCAAACTGGTATACTTTTAGGTATTTATATTCTAAAGATTCATTAGTTGTGAAACAGTTTCTTGCTGTTTTAAATATAATCTAAAGTAAAGTTTAGCAAAAACTCTCAATTCATCCTCAGTTAAATTATCAATTACTCTAGCATGTTTTTCATATTCAAATAATTTATTCATAGATTCTAACTTTATTTCACTTGGATCCATTAACAATCTCCCTCAATAAAGATTTAATTTCTTCAATATCCTTCTTCATTTCATCTAATTCTTGTCTCTGAGTCTTTCTATTATTCAAACTATTGACATACTGATTATAAGATGTATTGTCAAAATTGACAATAGCACCCGATTCTTCGTCTCTATATAAATTTGGATGTCCTTTAACTGGTATCATCTGATTGCAATACTCCTTAAATCTGCAAATCTTGGTGGATATGCTTGATTAGTAGATGACATTACAATCTTAATCGCATAGCCAACAAATTCCCCAACGTTGTTAACAGAAAATTCATATTCTAAAAATTCATTTTCTTTGCTGGAACGAACAAACACATCTGGTAATCCACTATTATTCGCAGGATCTACAACATCAAGATATCCATCATTATTATTATCCACGGTTAAATTATCATATCCTGGGAATAATTCAAATGCTTGATCAACTTCACTAGAGTCTGGTCTAATCAAACTGTAGAGTAATCTAAAATCTGCTGAAGAATGTCTATATGCAGATAGTATAACCTTTAGAGAAGTTGCAGGTTGAGCTAATCTGACTGTATTGGAAACATAAACAGAAGAATGTGGGTCATCAATAAGCGAATTAACTCTACTATCTGTTGAATAATTAGATATTGGAGAATTAATTCTATTGCTATGGAAATCAGTAAAACAACTGTCTAAGAATATTTGGGGGGAAACATACTTATTTGTTGTTTGTAAAGTAACTGTAGTTGTAAATGATTTATTTCTTGGAAGAGCAGTTAGATAAGTATCTTCATTTGCTTTAGAGCAAACGATTCTTGTAGAGGACAGTTGGTTTAGGGAATTCAACTGTATATCTTCATAACCTAAATCAGTAAATGATACTTCATTTCCAGATACACTAGTTCCACTTACACTTCTGATTTTAGCAGAAACTGAAACAGCATCTGTAGGTGATACAATATTATAAAATGGTATAATAGAGTCATATTGAATGTTTTCTGTTGCAAAAACTTTATTTCCTCCAGAATTTAATTCTGTTGCAAATGAAAGTTGGGGATATCCTACAGGAGTCCCATCAACACTTCTATCTACTCCATTTAATTCTCTATCAATTTCAATATAGTAACTATCAATGTCTAAACCAACATCACTAATATCATGAGTTGTATTGATTCTTCTTAAGGAAACTCCGTTAAATTCATACTTATAGACTTGTGCATTAGTGTCATGAGGCACTGCAAGTGTAGATGATTGTGCTCTTGTTATTGTTTCTAATGTTCCAGACCCAATACTTTCATACCTGATAATTTCATTCTCTACAATGGCATATCCGGGATTACTTCCACTAACTGCTTTACCTTCAAAAGTTACAAAATTTGCAGTGCTTGCGACAGAAATTGATGTAGAAGATGCAGTTATAGATTGAGATAGTGTGGTTGGGATAACGGTTGGTAAAACGCCAGAAATAGAAACTTTGTTATTAGCAGCATACATTCCATGATTAAAATGGTTGACTTTGATAAAGTTTCCACTGTTAACAGATCCAACTGGAGTGGAGCTTCTAATATAAATTGACCCCAGAGTTACCGCAGCATTAGAATCATTGTAATAAATCAGATTTTCATTTCCAGTGTCTGTAAATGATTCTCCCTGCACATTAGTTAGATATAAAGTATCAACACCGTTATTATTTCCAGTAATTGTTATAGTAGCACCTCTTCCACTGTTACTGGAAACTGAAGAAGTTACAATACCAACAACATCTCCAATCGCATAACCATTTCCTGGATTTACAATTGTTGCATTGGTAATTTTGCCGTCAGTATCAGTAATATTTAAAGTGAGACCAGATCCGTTACCAATAACATTAAATGTTGATACATTAGTATCTGTAACATAATTAAACCCACTTGTTGTTACTCCTACAGAAGATGCTGAGCATCCAGTGCCAACAATATATCCATAATTATAAGTTTTTAAACTCTCACTTATTTTTCTTCCAGTAGTTAGAATTCCAATAGTGCTTGAATCAGTAGTGGTTGTAATACCAACACTTAACAACTTGGGCAATGCTGTTATAGGATTATTTTGAAGATTTTTAATGTATCCATTGCTTTCATTCAATGTTGGATTGTAAAAATATGCTGTAGATGGAGTGTCTGTAACAAAGTTTGCGCGATATAAAGTAAACTTCATATCTTGATATTGATTTGCAGTCCATATAGATCCATTTTGGGATTTGAATAGACTTCCCATAGCAAATTGTTGACTATATGTGCTTGCACTTGCATCAGGTAAATTTGCAGATTGGATGGTTTTCTTACCCATTTCTGCAATAAAAACTTCGTATTCTATACTTTCAGGGGCAAGAAGTACGATTGCATATTCCAATCCTGGAGCAAGATAAATTGGATAGTCAAATGTTACTTTTGTTACTGCGGATGCATCATCAGATATGTTTATTTCGTCAGGTCTAAGAGTAACTGGATTTCCAAGTATCAGTGATGCTGGAGTACCAAGTTCTACATTTCTTATCTCTACGGTTAGTGGATTATTATTAGTATCTTTTTTATAGAAGAAAAGATCTATACTAGTTAAAAATGCTCCTGGTTCATTTTCATCGATTGTAAAAGTCTGTGCAAGAGGGTCTTCTCGTCTACGCTCCCTAATAAACCTAGTTGTTACTGTACGTATTCTAGTAGTAGTTGTTCTAGTTGTTGTTTCCGTAGTTCTATTTGTAATAGTTCTTTCATACAACTCTAAAATTCCTTCAGATGCATAGTTAGTTTCTGCTGTAGAAACAGAAGTACTTCCAGAAACAGCAGTTTCATTTGTAGGACTTGATGTAACTTTATAAGTTTTAGTTCCAGTATTAATCCTTACATCTGGTGCTGGTGAAGTATTTGGATCTCTAATAAAGAAAGAACCTATTAAATCGCCAAGACTATCAGATATTAATCTCAAATCTTTAACATATGCAATAGAACCGCTAGATTGTCCAATAAGTTTTGCACCCTTTACTAGGTAACCAGAATAAAGACCTTGTGCTTCCTCTGACAAAGAGAAAGTGTCTACATTTAACACTTTTGATGACGCACTATATTCACTAGGCAGAGACTCATCTTTAATATATGGATTTACATTAAAGGTTGTTGTTGGGGAATTGTATGTTCCAAATTTGTGGTTAGATTTTGCAACTCTAAACGAAATAATTTTATTATTTTGAGAATCATATCCAAAAACAGTTTCGCCAACAGTAAATGCTGAAGATGCTCCATAGTTTTGTAAACTTACACTATTTGAAATTTCAATAAGTTTTGGAATAAAATCTACAGAACCATTTCCATCTAAGAATTGATAATATCTAGTGTGTGGCTTTAAATTTGAAATAGAAAACTCAGTGTTTCTAGATCTCATATACTCTTCATTACTAGACTCTACTAGAATATTGTCAACTGAAGTTTCAGTTGTTGATTCTACACTATCATTTACTCTCTGATTTACTCCTCTAACTCTTGTCCTTCTTTGCCCCACTCTATCATCATTTCTCACCCTACGTCTTCTATTTCTCAACTCAATTTCATCTCTTTCAATTAAGACATAATCAGTAACAGAAATAGTCTTATCTGGTAATTGTACAGTTCTAACCCAATTATCTCTCTCAGGCGAAAGTTTTATTGTGCCAGTATAAGATACAACATGAAATGGATTTACATTTTCAACTTGAGTTGCCAGTGGTTGTGATATCCACTTTTCAGATTCATACTTAAGTGTTACTGTAGTACCAGTTTTTTGGACATTAGAATCTAATAACTCATAGTTAGTAGATAAATCTACAGTCTCGTTTGTTATATTTTGCGCTGGTGCAAGATAATTTTTTAAACTATTTCTGGAGATAACAGGTCTCATCTCTTGAGAATCAGAATCAATCTCAACAGAAGAGAAAAGTCCGTTTATTCTTGAAGAATCTTTAAAATCATCTACAAAAAATCCTGTTTTAAATCTGTTAAAACCATCAGAATCTTGTATTTGGAGTGTTTGTGTACTTAACTCTAAGAGAGATAGTGAAGTTACTCTTTCAAGATTTTTAACCCTGTTTTCAATTAATCCAATGTCTCTCATAGTATATCTTCTATTATCTACGAGTGACAATACAGCATCCTTGACACTGTATAGGTAAGGTGGAAGGGTAATTGTTCCCAATTCCATTAAATCATCAGTCTTTGATGGTGACTGAGGGTTAATTGATGAGGTGCCCTTTAAGTAAACAAATTCCCCAGTCTTACTCAGATAAATTTTATCAACTCTACCTACATAGTAGTCATATCCAATAATAGTACTCTCATTTGGGGTTAAGTTTAATTTAATTGAAGAACTAAAATCTCTGTTAGGAAAATCGAATGGTGAAGACGTATTTCCAGAAAAAACTGAAACTCTAGGTCTAAAATCTAAAGTATCTGTCGCTCTAATATTATTTCCAATCAAAGGAATATTAGAAGTAAATTGTTCCTTGTTATAACTTCCAGAAGTAAATACATCACCATTATCAGTCGAAGGGACACTATAGTAATCAAATACAACTAAAAGTCTCTTTGAAGGTGCTGTTTCTCCTTCTTTACGGATAAGTTTAGAATAATCGTAGTATTGCTCTTTCTGCCCTTTATCTAAACTAAATCTATTAGTAATATCACTATAATTTCCGGGGGTTATGAAGTTTATGTCTCCAACAATATTTGACTCTTGGAAAGTTGCAACTTCATTATTGTTAAATCTATTAGAATTTAAATAGACAATTCCAACACTATTTGTAGATCTAGTTACTACTCTAGCAACACAACCACTATCATTGCCTAAAATATTTTCACCTATAATTGCATTATTGCCAATGTTAAGAATAGAATCGAATGATAAAGTGTCCAACGTTGGATTTGATGTATCTAGTGATTCATAAACTGCCACTACTGTCGATACATCAGGATAATTAAGTGAAATTTCATCATCCTGGACTCTAAGACCATAATACTGATTGTATACTAAACCATCATTGATAGAAGTGCTGATTCCTGTTCCCGACTCTGGAAACTTAGAATAAACTACATTTATAGTTCCACTACGATTAAATTGCTTTTGTTTACTCTGTACGCCATTTTTAACAAAAGTTGCATTAATTAATAATGTTGATTTTCCATTTGTAAGATTTGATAAAACTACTTGATTAGATGATAAAGAAAATTGATCTGAGGTTAAAGATTGTGTAGTTCCATCTTTGTAATGCACAGAATAACGCTCTTCGTCAAAAGGTGCAAATAATGCGGTTGTTAAACCTGAAGGAAGCGAAAAGTCAGAAACGGATAATGTTATTTTTCCAGAAGAAACAGTTTTTGATGAGGTTGATTGGGCACTAAAAGTAATAACAGAACTATTTAAATTTACCTGAGATACATTTGTATTTGGCAATTCTGCATATAAGTATCCTTTATCAGAATTTCTAATTTTGGGAATTCCTAGACTAAATGATACATTTGTTGCAACTCCTACAGTGCCATTACAGACACCATTGACCGTAGTAACTGCACTAACAGTCATTGAAGTGCCAGTCGAACTTACACTCGAAACTACATTAAAAGTTTCGTCATTACTACTAGGTGATTGATATCTTATTATTGATCCTGGTTTAATAGTATCAAAAACCTTACCTGGAGAAGTTACTACACCGCCGGCAGAAATATTAATTGTATCAGAAGCATTGAATCCTATTGGAAGTTGTCTGTCTAATATAGAATCTCCAATAAATGATGTAGTAATATCTGGTTGATAAACTTGCTTAATATCTGTGCTGTCATAGACCGTAATTTGTGCGATAGATCTGGGATATAATTCCAGACCATTGATAATTATTTGCTCACCTACAATAAAAGTGCCAGAAGTTTGTCTTACTTTAATTGTTGTAGTGTCATTTCCAGCGGCAGAGGTATAACCACTTGCACCACTACTTTTTCCTTTCACATATGATGATAATGGTAACTGACTTGCAGATAAAGATTGATTTAATACTAAAGTGGTATAAGTTTGTATATCATAAAGATATAGATCCCAATTGGTAGATGCTCCAGAATATGCAGCATCAGTCAATCTGAAATTATAAACTTTAGCATCTCCAATCTTAGTGCTTGAATTAGGATTTCCGGAAGAACTTCTTCTGACGGAATGAAGTTCTACAGAATTATTTTGTTTTGGAGATCCTGTTATATTATTAATTCTGATCAGATTTCCCATTTCAAAGGGAACATTTACATTTTCTACACTCTGAGTTTCTCTTGGTTTACTTACATCTAAGATAGTAGTTGTAGATTTTTCAATATCGTAACCTTTTACATATGCCTTTCCTGGGGACAATTTGATACACATCAAATCATCAGACGGTGTGCCTCCAGATTCTGTTTTTTGACCATCAAAAAATAAACCGTCATTTCCAAGTCTATCATTAAGAGAATTATGTAAAGAAATTTTAAATGGTTCTACGGAATAATTTCCAGACTCATCAAAAGTCCTTTGTGCTAAGTAGTCTCTTATTACCGAATATTGTGTTTTAGTATTAACTTTCTTAATCTCGCCATTTTCAATTCTAAGAATTTCTATAAAATCGGTGTCAGTACCTACACTATCAATTGTTTTTTTACTGAGAGATAAATTTATCTTAAATCTATCTGCTCCAGGTGCAGCATAATTAGTAAACCCTTTAGCATTATCATATAATGAAGCATCGTCTTTGGCAGTTACTATCTCTTCCGTTACTTTTAGACCTACTCTATATGATGGGGTATTGGAATAATAGTCAAGAATAATAGTTTGCTTAGATACGTTCGCAAAAGTTCCTCTTACAAAATAAATTCCATCATCAATAGAAACTGCAGAACCTGTTGAAGTTGCATCCTCAGGAATTAAAGATGCAAAGGGTGTGCCAGATGCGATTGTAGTATTTCCATAAACAATACTTTCGCTTGAAACTAAAGATTCGCCATTTTGAAATGGATTGAAATTAAAATCATTATCAGAGTCAATATATTTTACATAGAGTGTAACATAATCTAGTCCATTAATTGAATCTGGAATTTCAACTTTCTGTACTGTGGCAGTAACTCCTGATATCTGCCCTTCTATTAGTTTGCCAACATACTGATTAATATATGCAGATATATTAACACCAAAGGAAGTTGGATTTAATTTTACCGAATAAAAATTGGAATCATAAGTAGTATTTCCTGGAATTACTACAGATCCTTCTTTAAATATATGACTTCCAAAAGATTCAATCTGATTTTGTAATATTGATTGAATATTATTTAATTCTCTTGCTTGTATTGGTTTTCCTGGATTAAAAAGAACTTTATAAAATTCCTTTTGAGCATCAAAGTCATCAAAATAAGGACTTACATTTAGGTTTGTCTTTTGTGCCATCTCTTAAAATTCCAGGATAATTTTAATGTCTTCTTTTTGCCTAATATTGCGTGAAACGAGAGGTCTATTGTCAATATAAATTATATCTCCCGTCTTTTTATTTATCTCGGGATTTGCAAGTCCATTCGTAAATGTAACTCCCAAATTTATGATTGAGTTATTTACTGTTGTTGTTATACCACTAAAAGATGAAATTTGTCCTGAAAATCCGCTAGGAGCAGTTACATTTCCTCCACCATTAGTAAAATCTACATTAGCATTGGATAATGTAGAAACATTATCATAATCAGTCTGGTCTCCTGTTGTTCCATAATACAAAGACCTATCTTTAAAATATTTTAAAACTTTAGTATCCGAATCATATGATGCAATATATCCTACTGCTCCAGTATTAGATTGTGTAATCTTCTCACCAATAGTTGGTGGAGTAGCATTCACTGAAGAAAAATTAATTGCATAAAGACCGGAAAATTGAGGATCTGTAAAAGTGCTAGTACCTACAAAATTTGTTGGATTTTTTAATATTCCTATCTGGCAGAATTTTGTATTAGTGGGAAAATCCCTAGAAGAATCATCAAATCTACTATAAATCATTACTCGATCTGCACCGAGTTCTTTGTATAGGTCAAAACCATGACCCCTTGATGGGGGAATGATGGGAATTAATTTTGCTGGATTTGAAATATTTCCATCTGGTTGTAGTGGTCCTAAGTCAACTATTCCATAGGTGTAACCCTTACCACCAAAAGTAACTGTAGTATTAATTATTTTTCCATTAGGATCAGTAACTATACGAACTCTACCTCCAGTTCCATTTCCTAAAATATCAACTTCAATATCTGCAGAAGATTGGTAATTGAGTCCAGGATTATCAATATAAACTGTTTTAATTTGATTATCGTTTAATGTAGAGTCTCCATTTTCTCTCACAGAAACAATCTGAGAGTCTGTGGAAGTACTCCAGTTGCTAGGTAATGTGATATACTCAGTAGAATCAAATTTTATAATATCACTTGGAGGGATCGTAAATAGATACTTCCAACGATATCCATCATCACCAGCACCTGCTACTGCAGGCTCTAAGTCTGTATGAGTTGGTTCATATAATGACTGGTTTCCAGTAGTATTGATACCACTAGATCCATTTTGAATGCAAATATAGACTTTATAATCACTGTTTATTACATAATATTCAGAATCATATAATCTTGCTCTCTTTGCTATAGGACTAAGATTAGTGATACTGTAGTCATGTCTATACATATCATATCTTTTTCCTCTTACCCAATCAACTCTTCTTACGACTCTTCTTATGTTTGATGATGTAATTTTTTTTCCAAAAAGAAGAGTATCCTCATAATGTGTTAGATAATCTGTATTATCTACAGGATTAGGGACAACTCCATTTGTTACTCCAGTTCCACCATCCCAGTTTGCATTTCTACCAAATCCAGATGCATTAGGGTTTGTCAATCCAACCCAAACATAGTAAGAATCAGCATTATTATCTACCGACTCTATAAAGTTTGTAGCATTTAGAATTCTAAATTGATCTGTTACAAGTGCAGACATTTATATTGATGTTTTTTTTATATTTATATGAGGTCATGATAACTTATCTTTTATTAATGAACCATTGCTTCTCAATCCAAACCCTCTTCTTTGAATAATTGGGTAAGTTGATAATCCTGCACTATAACTTTCACTACTTATACCTGCACTTGATACATACCCAGTAACTGCGATTGAAATTGGCGATGAAGACCTGCTAAATCCAGACAATCTACCCCAACTCATTTTACCTACTGGATAGTTAAGAGTTCCTGTAGTTGCAATTCCAACGATAGAAGTGTTTGAAGAAACATTACAGGTCATAATTCCTGTCGCTGCATTAAATGCATGAATCTTATAAACATTATTTAAATTTGATGTGCTAATAGCAACAACATTAGAATCAGAAGTATCAACTGAGGTCACTCCACTTCCTACGGTAGTGTTTGAGATATAAACAGGATATCCAACCTGAAGATCTGGGAAAGTTCCAGACTGTCTACTCAAAGTAAATTTAATTGCTAAAGGATGACCAATTCCAGTAGTAGTTGCAATTCCCACAACTGAAGCATTAAATCCTTCGACATCAGAAATTCCAGAGACAACTTCAAACTGTGTTGAGAAGTCTGTAGTTGCTATTCCAACATTTGTATTTGTAAAGAGAATCGCACCAAAATTGATTGGAGACTCATTTTCATAGTTGAATAGTGAAGAATCGTCCACAAATATTTCAGTATCAGTAGAATCTAAACTACCTATAATATTAGCAGTTGGGTAAACTTGAGGTTCTATAGAATCTCTAGATTTAGAGACGATATCGCCATTGATTGATAAATCAACTTTTTGTTTAGTCCAATAAAGTGGTTTATCGTTAATCTCATCAATACCTTGTGCATTGTATAAGTTAGTTTCTACCCTATCAGATCCTGCAATATCATATACAGTTCTCTTATTTTGAGTAATTGTATTTGAAATACTATTATTACTGAATATTTGTATGGTGTCGCCAACCTTGATTGTTTCTGTGACACTTTCATCCACACTATCTTGCCCTTTAGTTCCCCTATAGAAGAATACTGCTATGTCATCTTCAGGTTTTGGTGCAACAGTGAAGGTAAATGAAGTTCCACCACTAAACTGATAGGAACTTCCGGGTTCTTGCAATATTCCATTTACAAATATTAAAAGAACCGAATCTAAGTTTATCAATTGAGAGTCAATTGTTTCTTCATCAACCTCAAAACTCAACAACTCAGACTGATAAAATAGTGGGAATCTAGTTCTTGTACCATTTTGATAATTTTTGATAGAATCAATATAGTCCAATTCACCAAACTGCCAAGCAGCAAATGAATCACTAAAAGTATCAAGCACAGTTAATTCAAATTCACTTATTGGAGATGCCAAACTCGCATCAGTCACCAATCCCACAGGTTTAAATACATCACCTCTTCTAAATCCATATCCATTTCTTGTGATTTTAAAATTGGTTACTTCAAAATACGTTGACCCTATTCCTGTAGTCGAACTTGCACCTACTTCAACATTTAACAACAATCCAACTCCAGTTTCTGTAGTTGCTCCAACACCAAGACGAGAAACACCTATAACTGGCAAATTCTCATATGATGGTGAAGAAATATTAATTGTGGGATTAGAATATCCACTTCCACCATTAACTACATTGAATGATAGAGTTCCTCCAGCACCAACAGAAGCATTAATAGTTGCAACAGAACCTGTATGTCCAGACTCTGTAATCGCTACAGAAACGCTTCCTCTATAACCAGATCCAAGTATGTCCTGAGTACCAAGTCCAACTGAGACAATAGACCCTCCACCGCCCATTACTGCGGTCACAGAAGCTCCTACAAGAGGTGCATATCCAAGACCTGAAGTAGATCCTAAAGAAACAATAATTCCACCACGAGGCAATTGATTCATATTGATGTCATAATCTGAAGTGTATAAATCACTATCGGATCTAATTCCAGTAAATGTAATACTTGTTATTCCGGATACTAAATTTTCTCCAATTATGTAATTATTTCCAGAATTGTTAAATGTGGTTGGAGACTGGAAAATACTATTGATGAATACAATACCATTTCCTCCACTAGTTCCTAATCCAACTGTATTAATTCCTTGACTGGTCAATACGAAAGTTTGTCCAATACCAGTAAACTGGTCTGATATATCATCATATAATTGATTTGAAGTATAGTCTTGTCTTAGAAATACTCTACCACTAAATGTTGCCCTTTCTCTTGGAAGAGCATTTTCATCTTGTCCAATTAAATCAAGTTGATTTCCTCTTGGTGGTTGAGTAAAGTAGATTTTATTTCCGGAAATATTATATGATCCTCTATAGACTCTAGCAATTGAAGTATCTGTATGCAATCCAGCAATAGACCCTACGAACCCTCTAGTAACTTCAACCAAAGGAATATTTCCTGTAAATGATATTGGCCCTATACTTGTAGTACCTAATCCAACATTTTCAATTCTTACAAATTCATCATCAATTTTTAACAAGTCAGTGGGTTTAATAGAACTAATTCCACTTAAAGCAAAAATTGTTGATGCAGTTCCGATTTGACCACCATTGTTTGATAAGGTATGTGTTATATAAGAATATGAAATTGGATATTGTGCTAGATTATTAATTGTTATTAAAGACTTCTCATTCTTTTTAAACATTTCTAATTCATGAGCATTACCAATACCTAAAGAAGTGAAAGTTACTCCAATTCCTTGCTCGGCATACTCTTTTTTAGTTGCTAGTCTTAATGTATTGGAAGTTTCTCTAATTGCATAGACAACTTCTGGGAGTATGGTAGTGACTACTCCAACATAATTTTCTGTTGCACCTATACCTAAAGCAGAAGCTCCGATACCAATAAAGGTAGATTTCGGTCTATAAATTAACTCTTCTCCAGTGTTAAAGAAGTGATTTGAAGCTGTTATTATTCCCGTCGTAGATCCTACAGAAATTGAGGGATTGAAAGTTTTCATGAATATTGAATCACCTTCATAGTTTGCTTCAAAATCTAATTTATTAATAAATGGAGAGTTAACACCAAAGTATTTTGCAATATTTACAGATTGTCTTACTGGAGAATAAGTTAAATCTGGGGGAATATTTACGACATCTAAATCAGTGTAGAAACATTCATTAAATGATATTATTTCAATATTACCAGAAATAGAAGGATCTGGGTAAAAATTAAGTGTGATGTTTGTAGAATCAATCTCTGCACCAAAAGTTCCTATTCCACTAGTGCTTCCAATAGATAAAAATGGATACTGTAAGGTAGAAACGTTTGATCCATCATAAACTGTCATTACTTGATGCAAAGCACTAGTTTCTCCCAGTCCAATACGAACCACAGACTTTATTGATGTAAACAGAGATTTATCTAAAGTAATTACACTTGTAGATCCAGAAGAGACATTGTTATAGTTTGACTCAAAAACAACAGTTCTTTCATTTCCATCTATTTGACCTGCAAGTTTAAATCTATAGAAATCTCCACCTAGTGCTGTGGTGCCAAATCCAACATTTTTAGATCTGACTGTTATTGTTTCAGATTCTGTATTTGTATAATTTAAAGATAATATTCCTCCACTCAATGAAGCACCAAATGATCCTATATGACCATAACTTTCTCCATCTTCATTGTCAAAATAATATTCAGTAATGTAAGTATCTGAACCATCATGAGTTAAATAAATTTCAACATAATTCATATTAGAACTATCATTATTTAAAACATGTATGTTAGCATAAACAGAAGAATATTTTGCAGAATCTAATTCAATGATAGATGTAGTTATTCCAGTATTAACAACTTTATTTTGAGATATTAAGTCAATACAGTTTAAACTTTGAGTAGACCCAATTCCCGTCCTATCAGTAAAGGTATCCTGTAATATCTTAATATCAAAATCCGAATCAAATGGATCTTCTGGTTCAAATCTTAGATAAAATGTGCCTTCCTCATCAACATATCCCCTAATATTTGCCAATAATAAATCTGAATCAAATATAGTTGACCCATATCCAGTAGTGCCTGTAGTAAATTCTCCCTTATAAAATGTGAGAATGTCCTGAGAGTCATTAATAGAAACTATTTCACTAAATTGAGTTTCATTATTAAATACATTTTTTACCTGGATTAAAAATTTATTATATCCATTAGATAAATTCAGGGGAAGTATATTTGATACTACTTCCCTTTCGTCGTCAGAACTAGAAAACTCTGAACTGATATCATCAATTTTTAAAACTCTATTAGTTTTACATAGAATGTAGTCTGAAAGTCTAATATTCTTAAATCTTACAAATTTTGATCTATCTCCTATAGTATCTACATCACTAGAAAGATCAAAATTATTAATAGTATCAACTCTATTATCATCAACAAACATATTAATAACAGACACTACAGATGTAGACTCTGTAGTCCCTATTCCAGATTGAGAATTCTCAATTAATTGAGTGTCCGCAAAATTCTTAGTGCCACTGGTATGTAATAAATTATTGACGGGAGTTACTATTTCATCCCAAGTTTTACTACTCTTTACACTATATGAAAGGTTTTGATAGTAGTCACTATCTGGAATTACTTGTGTATCGTTGTTAAGTTTGCCAGATTCTTCATTCCATCCAAAATTTTGAAGATTGAAGTAATTAATATTATAAATTCCATCAATGGTATTAACTAAATCGACTGTTGCTTCAGTAAAAGACTCTGAACCTCTTATTCTCTCATTTGGAGAAACTTTATAATTTCCATTTACCTTTAAAATATTTTCATCACATGCAGTAACAATCAAGTCTCTAGGTACAAACCCAAGTCCACTATCAGATTCTAAAGTTTCTCCAATGGTAAATGGTAAGAATTTTTGTACAACTTCAAACTCTGGATAATTTTTATAATTTGTAATAGATGCATAAGATTCTTGAATTGTTTTTGCTACTCCAGGATTAGTTGTTAAACCAGAAATATTAAACTCTAATTTATGCTTACTTAACTCAAGATAATTTGTTATTGTAAAAAATTGATATCCATAATCTTTAGAGTTAAATCCATCCCCAGAAGAATCTGTCTTTTCAATTCCTTCAACAAATATTCTATCTCCAACTGCAAAAGGAGCAGTTGAAAATCCTGCAATTGGGGTAGTTAAAATACATGTAACTATTCCAGAAGACGAAGATTCTACTTTCTCTATTGATATTGAGTTAGAATTGTTAATTGATCTGATTGTAACTGGTTTAATTGGTAAACCTTTTGGTTCTACTTCAATGTTTACTTTACCAATAGAAGATCCTGTTAAAGATGCTTTTAAGAAACCAGAGTCAATAAGTTCTCCAGTATTAGAATTAACTAAAATTAAATCTGGAGCAGATGTATAATTTTGTCCACCGTTTTTAATAGAAATAGTGTCAATGGTATTTGATGAAGAAATATAAAGTGATTGGGGAATAGAGGCCGTTGGTCTCAAAGTTTTATCTGAAGCATATTCAAAACCTTCATTTATAATTCTACTTTGAACTATTTTACCAATGGTATCGGAAGATGGAATAATAAATGCTCCTTCACCGCTTACAGAATTAGAACCTGTAAAGCGAGGGAGAGATTTATATCCATATCCACCAGAAATAAGATTTGTTTGACTAATTCCTCCAGTTGCTGAAGTAGAATTGGTATTATACTCCAATACATCACATTCACTTCTTTGATAGTTTGTATTTTCTGGAGTTTTTCTCAAAGAAACTGTAAATGTTGTGTTTCCTACACTCACTATACTATAATTTCCATTATAAGCACTATCAAAGAATGATAACTCAGAATAATTAACAACATCAGTATCTGCAGTGCTAATATATCCAGATTTTTCTAAATTGTAATACAGTTTTTCTGGTACAGAATTTGTATAATTTAGAGTTAATGAAGCGTTTGTAGATACTCCTACAGTTCCAACACCAGAAAGTGATAAAGACTCGGTAGTTGCAACTGAAACAAATTCTTTTTTAAATTCTCTATCATAGTAGATTTTAAAATTATATCCAGAAAGTGATGAATCAGATAAATCAAATACTAAATTATTATTTTTTATAGATTCAATTCTTGGATTTACAAGACTAATTTCTTGGTCTCCAGACCCAGTACTTATAAAACTTACAAATGTTGGTGACTTATCAATTGATTGTAAATAAGTCTCTGACAGTTTTATAGTATTGTCATCTACTCTATAAACATAGTAACTGCCAGTTTGTATGCCAGAAGGAATAGAAGCAGACTGATATATAATTTTATCTCCAGTTTTAAGACCGTGAGAATTTATTGTGATCTGATTAGTTGTAGTGTTAATTCCCAGATAACTAAATTTAATCGGATTTACAATAATACTATCAGTCAAACTACTGCGTTTAATCCTTACTGAAGTTGAAGTACCTACACCAACTGACAGATTAGGTTTGACAACTAGAGAAACATTGTCTCCGACTTTTAAATTATGGGAAGTTGATACAGAAACAATTGCATTTATTTTATTAACATCTGCTTTAACTTGATTAAAATTAGACTCTATAGAATATTGGTAGTTATCATTTGCCGCTGTCCAACTAGTATTTCTAAAGAATAGACCATTTGTACTTGTAGTAAGTCCGACATTAGTTACAATACCAATAAAATCTTTAGATTTGTTAATTGCATATAAAGTTTGACTACTAGAACTTAAAATATTAAATGGAGAATTTGTAGGAGTATCAGATACTGCTATTGGATCAGCTCCAGATGGTTTTCTAAAAATTACTTGCTGTCCAGTTGTAAAAGGATGATTTGGTATGAAAATACTTTGAGTTGGAATAAAGGTATTATATGTTGTTATACCAATACTGTAATTAACATTTATTCCAGTTCCAACTGTAGTGCCAATCCCCACAGATTTTGTGGGATTATAATAAACTTTATCATTTACTTTAGACTCAAAATAATCAGTAGACTTATTAACCGTAAATGAATTTGAAAGGAAGTATACTGGCGATGTTTGAGTATGTATTCCTCCAGCAGAATTTCTAACCGCCTTTACAACACCAAAGTTATTATAAACATTGAGAACAGAGAAAGTCTCACTATCTATTTTAAAACTACTTCCAACAGAAACATTTTCGGGTATTGAAGAAAGATAAATGTCAGTAACTATACCCGTAGAGGCATATGCTGGAATTTGCTTATCTAATACTGTTGAATAAGTAGTAAGTCCTATTCTATAAGATCCATTTAAGTTAGAAACTTGGGTTGATAGACCAGATATGTTGATGTTATCTCCGCTCAGGAATTCGTGATATGGAGATACATATACCTTGATTTTATTTCCATTTTCCCAAGTTATTACAGAATTATTATATGATGCAATGGTCGTGTCAATTTCATTAATTTGTTTACCCAATACCCTAGATACTTTTGCATAAATTCCACTGCCCTCTGTAGAACTCTCATCAAACAAGATTTCATCACCGACTTTGTAGTTAGATCCAGAGTTAACTACTTGCAATGAAGAGACACTACCAGAAGAGACAGACTCGATTAGAGTTTTTTGCTCTATAATTTCATTTGATTCTACAATAAAGTCATTATCAGCATACTTATCATTTACTTTATATGGAAAAGTGTTTCTAATTAGAGAAGAATTATTAAAGTCAAATGATTGATTTAATGAAAGATTTTCCTCAATATATGGAGATCTATACTCATTTCCGATGAAATATGGAAATTGACCAACTACTTGTTGTTGATTATTTGTTTTAATAGTAGCAAAGTATGCATATACACCTTCTGGAAAATCTTTAGTTTTTCCAAATCTGCCATTATATTGGTCTAAGTCTCCACTATTCGTAAACTCATAATCTTCAATAAAATAACCTTCAGGAAAAATTGAAGTTGATGGACGATTTTCAACACTAGATAAAGAATATCCCGACTCTAGTTTTTTAACACTTCCAGAATTATTTGGATTAGAATACCCATAAGAACCATAAATTGGATTTCCATCATATGCCCAACCAATAATATCCGAGTGTGTAGTAGCATTTCCAGTATCTTTTAATCCACTCTTCAAATTTTCAGAGTAACCAACAACTGCATACTCTAAATTATTTTCAGTCTCAACTAATATTTCTGACGCTGGATCTCTATAATCTCTATATTGAGTACCATACTTATATGAATTGTTAACAGTTAGAGATCTTACATTAGATTCAAGAATTGCATTTCTTCCGGCAGGGATGACATTAATTGCGGTATCTGTTTCACTATATCCAGCACCAGAATTAATGACAATTACATCTACAATTTTATTGCCAGATACTACAGGTCTGAGATTTGCACCAACTCCACTACCAGATACAATTAAATCGGGAATAGAGTAGTAATCTTGTCCACCATATAAGATAGTTACATCGATGATTCTGCCATTTTCAATTATTGGTTTAAGTTGAGATTCTTTTCCATTCTTAATAATAATTTGTGGTCTTTGATGTTTATTTAAGACTAAAGAACCATAATCAGATCCATTTTCATAGACATAAACTTGCTCTATTTCACCTCTAATTACTGGGGTTGCAACAATAGACCCTCTAACTTGAGTACTACCTAATCCAACAGTTGTATAATCGACAGACAAAGCAATATCAGGATAACTAAAAATTTGATATCCAGTTCCAGTAGTAGAAAATTTTACATAATTTTTTACTTCATAGTCTATCGTATTTGTCCCACCAATACCAGAATTACATAGTCTAAATGTATCAGAGTCCAACTTCAATACTTGATATCTATTTGAAGTTGATAATCCAATTATACCAGAAGTTTCATAATTATAAGTTACAATCTCACCATCAGAAAATCCGTGATTTTTAAATTCTATAGTATGTGTAAATGTTGATATACCAGTAGGTTTTACTCTAAGTTTTCTATTTGTATATTTGCCACCATTAATAACTTTAATTCCAGTCAGTCTATTTTTTTGCTCTGTTTTAAATTTTTGAACTCCAGAATTGCCAATGGTAGTAAATCCTACTGTATTGATTCCAGAAATATAGTCAGATAATTTTTCATATATTTCTATAGTTTTATCATTAATTACTTTTGAATAGTATGTTGCACCATTTACTAAAGTTCTGGACTGGTCTAAGTTTGATCCACCAAAAGATCCAATTCCTATGGCACTAGAATTGTTACGATTGTAAATAATTGGTTGACCATCAATCAAATTATGTGCTTTTGTAAAGACAATTTTTTCATTTTCAAAATCTAGTCCACCACCACTAGAAATTGGTCTGGCGTCAAATTCAATTTCCCTAGCAAATTTTTCTATAACTGGACTAAAACTTGCTTCAGAACTATTTCCACCAGTTAATGATATAGAAACAACAACATCAATGTCAAAATCTTGAGGATCTACAAATATTTTTTCAACAGATCCACTTACTACGGGTTGTACTAGAGCACTGCCACTTGATAAGGTAAGAAGTGGTAGGTTTACAACATCATACCCACTTCCACCACTTAGAACATTAACTTCATCTAATGGGCCGTAATAAATTTTATCATTTGTTTTATAGTTGTATATTTCAACTCCATTTTTTAAAAGACCAATAGATCCAGGAACAGTTTCATATTTTTTACTATCTCCAATTTCCTGTTCTATTTTAAATTTCTTAAGAAGTTTCTGTGGAGAAATTAACTTAGACCTTTGCGAATATAGTATAAATTTATGAGTTCCTGAGACAACGCCATTAGACAATTTTCCAAAAGAAACATAATCATCTGACCCAACCGTAGAATTACTTAAATAAAGTCTAATTCTACGATTATTAATCTCAATATCATTATTTTTCAAGACTTCAACATAATATGCTCCTTCCTCTAGACCTTGTATTGCTCCACTTTCATCTGGATAATAATATACTTTATCACCAGTTATAAAAGAAACTACTTGAGAAAATCCAAAGTTAATAACACTATAATCCTGATTTTCACTTTCAATTTCTAAACCAACTACAGTATATTCAAAAACATTTGTTTGTAGAGAATAAGAAGGAAGTGAATTAGAAGCTACATAAAGACTGTTAGAATTTTCTGAATAAACATTTTGAACATCTGATGTTATCTTATCATTTCCAAATTCAATGGGCAACAGTGAAGAAGATGCCTTCTTAATCTTTCTCCTAATATCATACTTATCTAAAATTGATAGTGAACTAGTATCTACATCAACAGTAATTTCATTTTCAAATATTGCTGATATAGTTAGATCTTCAAAAGTGGGAACTAAAGTTTCGGTATTTCTTCTTAAAACTTCAATCTTATCTCCAACAGTTAGAGTAGTATTATCGATTGTAGATTTTGTTGTGATTGTATTTGCAGAAAATGAATCTATTTGATATCTGCAACTAGTGTTATATACCCAACTATTTGCAAATATTTGCCTAGGACTATTTCCCTTTTCTATAATCTGTCCAAGATTTTTTGGATATATTTCTTCACCTTCTGAAATATTATAAAAATCAGAATCGATTACAATATCCGATAAAACTCCAGTTATTTTAAACTCAACCTTTCTTGATGTATCACCATCTTCATATCCATAATAAGTTTCATTAGATGTCAAAGATGATGTTTTATTAATTGTAATAGATTCTGAAGAATCTACATAGCATCCTAAAAATTGATTAATAGTTTTGCTTGTGTAAAATATCTGATTTCCACCATAAAGAAGGAATCCAGACTCTGCAAATCCTACTGTAGAGTCTACTGTAATTACATTATGATCAGTAGAATCTACAGTTACATTTTCAACGACCTTAGTATTTGGTGTTATTGAAAATGTTCCTGTAATGTTTGGGTAAGTATCATCATATCCTACAAAAAAGTTAAGTTTATAATAAGTTTTTCCCTTCCTAGTTATTGTCTCTACTTCAGATACAGATCCACTAGTATTTTCATCAGTAGATTTTTTAATCGTTTGACCGTTTAGTTTAGTTGGGTCTCCAGATATTACATCAATTACTGCTACATTTCTTCTTATAAAACTAGAGTCTGAGGTTTTAATTAGAAATTTTTCTAAATTTATTACACTTGGGGTTTCTCCAAATAAAACATTGAATAAAATTCTGAATGATTCCTCTGTTCCTTTAGATTCATAAAGAGATCTTGCCTCTTTTATAAAATTACCAACGTTTAAATTTTCTACAAAATCCGTAGATTCTAAACCAGGAGTTAAACTAAACTTAATTTTTTTATAAAATTCTTGTAGAAATAAAGAACTTAAATTTTGAATTGTGCTGTTAGATGCATGTGCTACTGCCGAAGACTCACTAAAGACTAACTCTTCATATTGAAGATCTTTATGATAATTAGTAATGCCACTAAAACCACGAATACAACCTGTGAAAGATGTTTCAGTGGATCCGGTGTAAGTTATAATTTCATCATCAATTTTCAATAAACCATACTGTGAAGGAAAACCTTTTGTACTTTCTACATTTATTGTAGTGCTAGTTGCAGTAATACTGTTTTCTAAAAGAACATTACCTACGATAACTTCTGGAATGAGACTATCGAGGTTTATGTATTGATCTAAATTTTCAACAATGTCTGTTGGACCACCTTGATATTCTTGGGAGACATAATATTGCTTTAAAAATTCAGATGCTTTTGGACTTTCATCTAAAATAAATTCTGGTAATTGACTATCAATTATTTGCTGTACTTTTACCCTTGATTCGAAACCATTCTGTACCATATTATGACCTCGTTAAACTCCCGTTTGAATAACTTGAGCGATAAGAATTTTTTGTGAAGACAACACCAGAAATATCCTCACCAGATGCAATAGTATCTTTTACCATATTTATTTGACTTTTTGAAATGTCAAAAGACACATAAAGATCTTTTAAACCAACAACATCATTTGACTCAGGATATGCTTGTATCTCAATAATATCACTATCTTTTACAGTTGATGTTATTGTAATAGTATTAATAGTTATTTCACCAGTTTCATAATTAACAACTCCCGCAGACTGTACAATAACATATGGTTGTAGAGAAGTATTTGTCGGGTCTTCTGTATTAGATTCTTTTGTTGGTTTTACGATAGCAATTACACCAGTTTTACCATCAGAATTAGGAACATCACTGAAATAAACAGTATCGAGTTCATTTAAAATTTTAAAACCAGTTGATTTAATATTATATCCATACTGATTTACATGGAATTGATTTCCAAAACATATTTCATACTGTGCCTGTTGATTTATAAGTGCCTTTAAATCTCTTCTTACTCTAACTCTTGTTATATTTGAAGTAATAGCAGTATCAGTATTGTCTATAACTTGCAAAAGTTTACTATATTTAAATCTTCCGCCAAACTTATTCAAATCTACAGACTCAGAATACTTTATAAGTGAATTGTTTACTCTAGTCTTTAAGTCGGAAGAACTTGAAACCTGACTTTCATTATAGTAAATATAAGACTCAATTTCTACATAAAGAATCTTAAGGTCTATTATTTTTACATTAATTCCAGAAACACTATATTGCTTTAACTTTGCGAGTATATTTTCCTTATCAAAATCTGAAACAAATGTACCATTTTTTGGTTTTATGCTGACTAATACAGTTCCAAATTGTGGTGGTGTTAATTCTTCTCCACCAATCACAGAAATTGACTCTGCGTTTTCATATATTTTAGATTTAATAATGGTTTCATAATCACTTGCAGTTACTGCTCTATACTGAGATGCATATAATCTTGGAGCAAAGTATCGAATTGAGTCTAGTGTTTCAATATTAGATCCATTTTGAGATCTTTGATTTGTAATCACATTGATGGTATTTTGTGGTATTACATTTTTATCATCAACATCTCTTAAAGATCCTGCAAAAGAAAATGTCTCTATACCATTACCATCTTTTCCACTTGTTATAATATAATTACTAGTGATTATTGCTCCGTTTTCAGGTTTTTGTCCAAATATTCCATCACCAAAAAGAAGTTGATATTTTTCATTTTGTACTTCTTGAATTAAAAAGATTTGAGAATTTGAATTTATTCCAAAGATATTATCTACCAAAGAGTATTTTATTCCCAATCCACTGTCACTAGAACCTTTTACATAGACTCTAATTGTAGAAGTATCAATAAAAGAGTTATCAAGTATAAATTTTTGATCTAAAGATGCGTTGACAGTGAACTTTTTGGTAAGAAAAGTTCCTTCTTTGATTACAATATTACTAAATGTTGCTACACCATTTACAACTGGAACTGTGATATTTTCTGGAGTAGAAAATACATAGGAAGTTCCTTTTACTGAACCTGTGCAGACAAGTCCTGATTGCAGAGTAACTGTTTGAGTATAAACTGGAGTACCATCGCTGAGGTAACTATTTGGTGGTACAGTTACAGTAAATGATACATTAGCACTTGCAGAGGCTCTAGAACTTGGAACATATCCAATATTTCTTGCAAGAGAAACTACATTTTCTCTCACAGTTGCTGAATCCAAAAAGGATTCATTTATCACCATATTTGAGTTAAATGCTGTAATATATGTGTTATACGCTAGAGTATCAATTAAGACAGAAAAATTAGATCCTTCAAAATCAAAGTCCGTAAATGTAGAGTTAGCACGGAGATAATCTTTGATTGAAGTTTTTATTTGGTCAAAATCTAGATTTGTAAATTTGGTGAAAGGCATTTTATCTTGTTGCCTCTAATATGAATGAAAATTGTTGTACTGGAATTTCTTGTCCGATAATTTCAAATGTAATAGTGATTTCAAATTCATTAAGATCTGGTATTGGATCAACTTGAACAATTACATTAGTAACTCTTTGTTCATAATTATTAATAACTTCAATAATTTGATCTTTAATTACATCAGCAGTTGCATAATCAACAAATTCAAATAAACTACTTCTAACATTTGATCCTATAGTAGGATTAAAAAATCTTTCTGTAGGTATAGTTTCAACTAAATTACGAACAGATCGGATAATTGCCCGTCCGTTAATTAACACGGGCAAATCTTTGGTTACAGGATGTGGTTCAAAAGACAGACTAATATCTTTGAATGATCTAGATATTCGTGTTACTGTCATTGGATAAGAAATTTCTTGGATTATTTATGTTCACTTCCACGAAGAACCATAAATTGCATCAGTTCCATATTCCCAATCATCATAATCATCATCATTTCTAATTTTTTCATGCAATTCAACTTGCTTTTTTAAGTCATGCCTTGGTGCAGTATCGTGCATAACCTCTTGAATCACCCTTTTTGGTGGCATATTATCATAATCAGTGATAAGATGAGTGGTTCCCCACATCCTATACATGTAATTTGAATCTCTATCGACTGGTAAATTAGACATTTTAGCTCCTGTTTTAATCAATAAAACAGAACTTTTATAAAGGAGGTTGCTATCTCCTTATTTCTATTTAACGGTCTATTTCACGAAGTGAATAACTGTCAGAATTTAGATATTTTAGTATCTCTAAAGCGATTAATCGAGGATTTCCTTCACCACAAGTGTAAACATCGATCGCTAAACATCCATTTTCTGGCCATGTATGACAAGAAACATGACTTTCTGCAAGAGCAATCACAATTGTACACCCTTGAGGTATAAAACAATGTGAAAAAACATTCAAAATGGACATTTTAGCACGTTTAATGCCATTGATCATTACATTTTGAAGCGATTCTACATTATTAATCGCTTCAAAATCAACATCATACACCTCTAACAGAAGGTGTTTACCCATCGAATACTGTTTCAATTCAGTTTTTGTAGAAAAATTTATTTATTCTCAAATTTCCAATGATTATTTGGTCGTTCCCACCAAAAATGAAGGTCTTCTTTCATATCATTATAGTATAATGCGACAAAATCACTCTTGAATTTACTATGAACGTTCTCACACAGTGCAATTGTATAATAATTATCATGCATCAGGTCAGTAATCCAACGATAGTTACCACCACGAATGACTCCCGCTTCAATTAAAACGAACTTTTTCCATCGTTTTAACCACTTCGAATAGTTTTCAATAAAATCTTTTCGATACTCTTCCACATTTTCATCTGGAAATGGGACATTAACTGCTTCAATATGGAATATTTCTTGATCCATACTCAAAGAATGTGAGAGATGCTGTGTTACTATCGCAGAATAATCGGGAGAAATCATTAAAAAACAAGTATCGGAGGGATGAATTTCAATCCCCGATACTTGAATATAATAAGTCATCTCTTGAATTAATGCTTTTTCTTTATCTTCCGAAATAAAAAGCAAAGATTTCATCCCTTACCTTGCCCTCTATACTTCTTACGTGCTTTATTACGAGAAGACGCAGCGTACTTAGTACCATATCCATCTCCTTGACGAGACTTCTTAGGTGGACCAGGATTATAAGAACTATTCTTACTTAATCCACCTTTTGCTTTTGTTGCCATAATTGATTCTCCGTTAAAATTTCAGTTTCAAGATCTTCAGGTCTTGGAGAACCTGTCTGATAGAATTGTATCGACAGGTCTTCCATTATATTGAAATATTCTTCTTCTGTGAGTGAAGTATAAATTCTACGCCCTTTACAAAGAATATTGTAAGTTTCTGCCATTGTATCAAATGATTCTTGTTTTTTCGTGACCGACTCGGATACGTGGATCACACCAAATTTCAAATCCTGCTTCTTTTGCATCAAGGCAGAATGATACATCTTCTCCACACATGTCTTGAACTTGTCCAGATTCGAAGACTTGCATTTTTGGAGCAAACCATGGATACTTCATCTCTGAGTGCTCAAAGACTCCATTCTTAATGAGAAGCCAACCAAATCCTGCATAATCAACAGTAAATGGTTTGAGGCGCTTTGAGATGCTATCGACTGTTTCGTGATTCATTACACCACCATTACCTCTAAAATCATCTTCATCCAACCAGTGTGCCACTGAGGTAGTATGACCGTCTTCTGTAGCGTACCAACCAGAAGCAATGTCCTTATCCATGAGAATAAGTTGCCAGAACTTTTCAGTGTTGAAAACGATGTCAGAATCAATCCAAAGTTGCCAATCATAATTCAGTTTGCCGTCCCATGGAATCTGATCAGGTCCACGCAGTACATTCGCACCTAAACATTTGCATCTTGCAAAGTTTACCATTGATGAATAGTCTTGCGAGATCTGGATGCTTGCTCCAGATTGTACAATGTCAAAACAAAGTTGTACAAAGTTTTTTAGATAGGTATATGAGACTCCTCTTCCAGGTAAACAAAAGACAATGGATTTTCCTCTCACCATTTCTTTTGCTAAATTATAGTCCCATTCTTGTGTAGTCTGTGAGGCAACTGGTGCCTTTGCTTTTACGGTAAAACCCTTGGCCATTTTTCAATACTCCAATAAGTGTTTATAAGTTTTATTATTTACAATATAAGAAATTGTAGAACGATTTACATTATACATCTTTCCAAGTTTAATGGTGGTAAATTTACCGGACTGATGCAGTTGTCTAATTTTAATTACATCAGTATCTGTTAATTTAGATGCTCCGTTACTTTCACCCTTTTGATTTCCTGTATAACATCTTCCTTTTTTAATTTTATCTCTCACATTATCTAAATTTGTTCCAGAAAATAAGTGTAATGGATTTACACATGATGGATTGTCACATTTGTGGAGACAATGGAGATTCCCTAAAGATTTTTTATAGTAAATCTCATATGATACTCTATGTGCCTTTAAAGTTTTTTTGTTACTGTGAATGCAACCGTAACCATAAGCGTCAAAAGATCCTTTCCATTCCCAACAATTATTTTCATTGAGATCATCTGGCAGATATTTGTAAAATCTATCTATTAAATCCATAAAAAGGTGAATGTACACTCATATCATACAATATTATCTATAAGAAGTCAATCCGCCTCAGTTAAAATTACTTCACCCCCATCGATTGTAAACTTGATTTTTGTATCCTCATACCATGAGAGTTCATTCATGATTTGCTCAGGAATTGTAATGTAATACTCACCACTGATTGGATCGACCTCTATGGACTCAAAAATTTCCCCGCGATTTTTTTCCATTGCTATAAATTTAAGTTTCGATTTTATATATGAGATTCTACCTTTTAAGAATAAATCCATTCACAAAGGTATTATAGCAAATTTTTTTGGGAAAAATTTTTTGTTTTGAGATTTATATTTCTCTCTCGATCTGGGTCAGTTATAGATTAGGGGAGTCATCGGTTTTTATATCGCATCCCCCCGATCCGCCCATAAGGATCGCTTAACTGTCAAACACGAACGCATAAAGTCCTCTAATCACTCAAAGATAAGGCGGCAGAGTATAAACAACTGCCGCCCACGAACGTATAACTTAGAGTCCGAACTTCTCCCGACAGATAGGACCGATTCCCAACTCGATTGAGAGGGAGTTGGTCAACTCACGACCGCAACATGAACAGGAACCAGTATTCTGCCCGTAGAGTTTAGCGGCAGCATAAGGATCAGCGGCAACGGATTGCACCTTCTGAATGAATGCAACCTCACTCAAGTTAGTCTCATTGGATGTGATCCAACCCAGATAAATGTTAGAAAGTGTGCCCCACTGATTAACCTCTTTATCGTGAGAGAAAACATACATCTTGCCCTGATACTTGGAGGGTTTCACAATAAAGTCTGCGAAACGCATTGTGATTCTCTTTAGTCCGCGATTCTGCGCTTCTTCAATAGCATTAACGATGCCTGCGAAAGAATAGGCAGGGGTGGCATTGTGGCGGATGATGGGATGGCGCACTTGCTTACCTTAGGTGTGGTTGAAAAGGGCACCCTTGCGGGCACCCCATAATTGTAGCAGGTATCAGGGAGTTGGATCGTATCCGTCGATGATCTCAATAACGGCAGCGGTTGGTGTCATACCCTCTAGGAAGCGATCCAGAAGGGCATCCAGCGCCCAACCATGATCGGCGCATCCCATGATCCGCTCGATGTAGTCATCCTCACAGATCATGCCGTAGGCAGCATCCCAGAAGGTGCAGAAGTCTTGGGCGTCAAAGCAATTGTCAATGGTGAGCATTGTCTTTCAGCGGTGTGAAAAGGGAACCCTTGCGGGTTCCCCAGAATCTTAGCACGGATCAGGCGGATTGGCGACAGGGATCGCAGGATGCCCAAATGCTTGCGCGGCGGCGCAGGGCATCGCCATAGGTGC